ATATAGTCTTGTGGTATGGCATTTAGGGAGGCCTTTTAGATAATGTATATAAATAGTTATTTTCCAACTGTGATTTGGAATGAGGATAAACCCGAATTTGTTAAATCGTTAAACAAAGCGAGCAATAAATATATTGTTGATGCTCGCAAAAGAGAAAAAGAATATATAAAAAAACACGGTGACTTTGGAAGAAGTTATCATTCAACACCACTTACAGCTGACAATGATTTTCTAGATTTTAGAAATTACATTGGTCAGAAATCCTGGGAATATTTGGATCACCAAGGTTATGATATGTCACAATACACAACTATGTTTAGTGAATTGTGGGTACAAGAGTTTGCTAAAAAAGGTGGTGGTCATCACTCTGCACATATACATTGGAATCAACATGTGTCAGGTTTTTACTTTTTAAAGTGTAGTGATAAGACATCATACCCTATATTTCACGAACCAAAGACAGGAGCTAGAACTACAAAATTAAAAATGAAACCAGACTTAAAAGGTGTATGGGCAGGTCACGAACAATTTCATTTAAGACCAAAACCAGGAATGTTAACTATATTTCCAGGTTATCTAGAGCACGAGTTTGCAGTAGATCATGGTAAAGAACCATTTAGATTTATACATTGGAACATACAGGCTGTACCGAAAGAGATGGCCAAAGATGTTTAAGAAGAAAAAGTATACAGTAATCAGAAAAGCCATATCAAAAGACCTGTCAGTTTTTATTGCAAATTATTTTAGGATGCAGAAACAGGTTTATGATACCTGTCGTCAAGCTAAATACTTCTCACCATTTGAGAATATAATAGGTCACTACGAGGGAGCTAATGAACAGATTCCTGGCACTTATTCTCAATATGCTAACATGGCTATGGAAACTTTATTACTTAAATGTCAACCAATAATGGAGAAAGCTACAGGATTAAAACTTGATCCTAACTACACTTATGCAAGAATATATAAAAAAGGTGATATTCTTGAAAGACATAAAGATAGATTTAGTTGTGAGATATCTACAACTATGAATCTTGGTGGTGATGATTGGCCTATATATCTAAGTCCAAATGAAAATGTGGGTGCACCAGATGGTAAGAATATTACAGCAGCCAGTAAAGCAAAAGGAGTTAGGGTAGATCTAAAACCTGGAGATATGTTAGTTTATAGAGGTATAGAGTTAGAACATTGGAGAGAAAAATTCAAAGGCAAAGAATGCGTACAGGTTTTTCTGCATTATAACAATCGTAAGACACCTGGAGCGAAAGACAACATGTTCGACAAACGTCCACATTTAGGTCTTCCTTCCTGGTTCAAACGATGATATAATCTTTAGATGGGGGCAGTACACCACCACATACCTACTGTCCCCTTTTAAGGATTATTTATGAGTTTAGGATTTGACGCAATATCAGCATTACCATTTGCTACATCGGGACCAGATGGTGACGTAGCTGTAGTCGTAACAGGTAATAGTCTATCTATTACGATCGGTAGTGTGGGTATTATCGCAGATGCTGTTACAGAAAATCTAACACCAAATCCACTTACATTAGGGACAGGCACATTAACAATCACTGCTGATGCTAATCATACAGTTACAGGAAATGCTGTATCTTTAGGTTTAGGTGCATTTACCATTAATATAGATACCAATGTGACACCTTCTGGAAACTCGTTGACCTTGGCTACAGGAAATGTTACAATTAGCGCTAACGCGAATGTAAGTCCTACAGGTTCAGGTCTAACACTAGATACAGTAGAACCAGGGGTTATTACGTGGAATGATATTATACCAGGAGCAACAATGGTTTGGACACCAATAAAACCGTACTAATATGGCATCAACATTTTCATCAGATTTATCATTAGAACTCGTAGCAACAGGTGAGAAAGCCGGTCTATGGGGGACAATCACAAATACTAATCTACAATTATTACAGACAGCGGTATCAGGTTATGTAGAGGTAACTCTAAGTACTGGTAATGAAACCTTAGATCTATCAGACGGATCAGCGACTGCAAATGGTAAAAATCTTTATATTAAACTTATTGGTACTTTATCAGGAGATGCAACTCTAACAATGCCAGCATCCACAACAGGTGGTAATGCTAACAGGGTTTTCTTTGTAGAGGATGGAACTACCAGAGGTGGTGCTGGAGATAGTCATACTATAACTTTACTTACTGCAGGTCAGAGTGCATCCACACAGGTGCCTTTGCCAGAGGGTGCAAAAGTTTTGGTTTATTCTAGAGGTAGTGTTCCAGCCACAACTCTAGCCATGATGGAAAAAGGATTTACAGAGGTAACTGCAGCTAGTAAGACAACATACACGGCAGTGGCCGGAGATCAGATCGGCGTAGACACAGTCGCAAATATTGTAACAATCACATTACCAGCCTCACCTGCACAGGGTGACGAGGTGACGATAATGGATGTATCTGCATCAAATGGTTTTGGAACTAATAAATGTGTGGTCGCAAGAAACGGATCTAATATTCAAGGTGGCACATCTGATCTAGATTTAACTGCTAACAATCAATGTGTTACATTAATTTTCACAACTGCTACAAAAGGCTGGCAAATAAAAACCAATAGCACATCATAGGAGTAAAACATGCCGCTTACTCAAATCAAGTTTGCTCCGGGAATCGACAAACAGGACACAAGTGTTGGTGCGGAAGGCC